CACTACATTAATTTAATCATTGTACGCTAATGGTATATTAAAGTGAATAAATGAAGCTGTAGTAAATGCATCAGCACATAACAACTCAAGCCTGGATACTTTGTCGTATAATGACAGCCTATCTAGGGAGAGGAAGTTAGTGTGTTGTTCCATAAAGTTAAGAGCCAACGCGCGGAACAAAGACGTTGGAGTAGTGCCATATCCAGTATATGGCGGAGGGTAGAAGGATAATTTACCTTCATAGTAATTAGTTAAATTCTGTAAAACTTTGGCATCAGAATAATAAAATTGGTTAATTGAAAGTTGCTGCTGGAATGACAGCCACGCTCTTGAAACCGCAGCGGCTCTGCTAGCCGCCACGAGTCTGCACCATTTCCCAGCTATGCCTGGTAGATGAAGAGGCTCAAGCTCATGCAAAGCGACCTGGAGAGCAGCAGAGGATGTGAAACCGCACGGCAAGATCAAGGATTCGAATGCTCCGAAATTATTGGAAAGACTTAGACCTTCAAAACCATAAGGCGAGCTATGTACTTGGCCGTGATAGTAATCACGCGGAAAGTTGAGAATCTCACCTAGTGATGTAAACTGTTTAAAAAAGAAATCTTTAGCTAACAAAAATGTATCAGGTGGCAGCTCAGAAACCGCATGGGGTTCATTTAAAGTTTGCACCCCACCTAACCACTTATCGAGCTTCTCAGCAAAATTAGCAATTGAGTCTGAGATTTTGTTTTTTGGAAATGCACCTGGCAAGGCGGAAACTAAAATCGCACGTTGAATTTGCTTATTGGCCACGTCAACTCCGAGCTCGTGCATAGTTTTAAAGTCTCTAAGATATGAAGCATTCTTATTATAGTGACGTGCCCTGGCTCCGAAGAATACGTCGTGTGACACTTCCGGTGGCTCATAAGTCGGCGGATTAGCCGACCCGCCAGAACGAGTGAATCTAGTTAAAGAATAACTCTTCTGGTGAAAAGCTATTGAATTACCGTTCAAATAATTGCCAATAGCTCTAAAGATAGCTTGATCACGTTTGGCCCATGAAGTGAAGGTATTCGTGGCTGGTGTGACTCCCAAAGATTGGCGATTTTGAACGTTAGAGCGTATTTTAGTAGGTGATGTTAATATAAATGTGCCTAAGTAATAACAATAACTAGGAACTTGCCCCTTGCCCCAAGTTAATACAATCTTGCCAGCAATCTGGTCACGCGCTGACTCAACGCAATGTATATTATACGCAGTGACTGGGTCCCATTTGTTGGTTGCCCGTGCTGCTTTAAGCAGAGGGAGCCAAGTTGCAGGTTGATGTAAGTCGTCGTGGTCTACAAATAGATTGGGATATTTAGTTTTCAGTGTTGTTTTTCCTTCGCCGCTAGGTATGACCAAACAGAAAATGGTCATGACGCTAACTAAGGCAACATCACATATAGAACCGAGCAGCGGAGTTGCTGGAAGTCGAGTCAAAATAGCATCGCCACCTACCATCTTACCGCTGTCGCCAAATGGTTTGCTGATTCCATATCCGCCTAATGCCGATGGAGCTAGTAGTAACTCGAGATTAGGGACAACTGATTTCTTCACACCACCAGACGTAGTATACATAACTGCACAGTTACGTTTAATAAGTGTGGTGAGCAGCTGGCTTTTTATTTGTCCAGATCTCCGGACCACTTTACTGTACTGGTCAATGAAAGCGCTAGCACGATCACCAGGATCGACGACCGAATCACGGAAAAATTCGCCCCCAATTAAACCCATAGCACTACGAACAGGGTAACCTGCAATTTTAGCGGCTGATGAATCATAGTTTAGACGCAGGTATTCGCCACGTTCAGAATAATCAACAGTAATCTTAAACAGCTGTCCGGCATAACCTAATAAATTATATAGGATACAAGCAATAACCCCATCTGTGACGTTAGCAGATGTGGCAAAGACGTCATCACCTAAATGCGCTGACTCATTGTGTAGCAGCGGGCGTCCAATATGAGCCATGGCCCATTTGTGAACTACTAAGAAGTATACCCTAGATAAATAAGTATTCTGAAAGCTTGTTGCTCGCTCGCCCGATTGCATACTACGCACTACGCGCGCGATTAACCCACTCTCTGGATCTTCTAGGATCGTATTGAACCTAGCAGCTAAAACCCATTGCAAACAGGCGTCGAGATCAGTTTTTACTCTGCGTATATAGGATGCATCTTTACGGGTGACATCTAAACGCCGAGAAATACCACGCACAGCACTACCGAAAAGATCGGCCATGCTTTCTTGAGTATGATTAATATTAAAATCAGAAAAATCCCACATAACACCAGTATTGAATTTGAGATTGACTAACCTTCTTATATCACCAGTAAACTTAGCTTCAAGGTTATTAGCCGAAGTATCCCAGGTG